ATTCACATCAATATTTGACGAGCCATCTAAGGGATCAAACGTAATCAGGTATTTCCCTTTTGGAAATTGATCTGGAATTTGAATGATTTCCTCAATCTCTTCTGACGCCATACCAGCCAAATGGCCCGTCCAATTAAGATGCTCAACCATCACGTCATTGGTAATGATATCCAGTTTCTTCTGCTCTTCGCCTTGTACATTTTCAGAGCCTGCTACACCACCTAGTCCAATAATTCCGCTACGATTGACCAAGTGAGCGATCTTTTTGCAAGCACTCGCAATATCACTAATTAAGCCTGTGAATGAACCCGTTGAATCAGGATGAGCACGTTGTTCCTCAACAATAAACTGAATAATAGATTGACCTTTCGTTGCCATATTTAAGCTTCTCTCTTCGTCTTCTGTTTATTGCCATCATACTGAACTTTAAGCGTAAAGCTATAACTTAGTTCTATAAAAGTTGACTGAAAATTTACTCATTCAGCAACCAACCACCGGTTGCTTGTATTGGTGTCAGGTCTTTTGAACGATTCACCCAAGCCACGATAGCAAGCTTATTTGCGTGCATTTTTAACGTAGGTAATTTGCTTGAAAAACAATATTCACCTGTATCATTTTGTTGTAATCGACTCAGATCATGTCCTAATACAACAAAATCATGTACTAACTCACGGCCTTGATTCTCACCACGTTTCACCTCTGTCACTAAGTCAAAACCTAACACGGCAATATTAATATTCAGGGGCGCATCCTGTGTCTTAGTCACGTAGCGTACATCTACTTGTCCATTATCAAATTCCAATATCAATTGGCCAGCTTTATCTTTTTTTGAATCTATTGCTGATTTACCGCGCCACTCACGTCCATTAAGCATCACACCTGGTGTATAAACGCCACTCAGTTGTTCTGAAAAAACATAATAACGCTGACGATCTGCAAATTTTGGATCAGCAAAACGATCAGGCCAACCAATGTAATCCCAATAATCCACATGAAAAGCCAAAGGGATGATCTCTTTCCACAAACGATCATCTTGTTTAAAACTATTAAGCCACTCTTCAGCAGGAGGACAACTGCTACAGCCTTCTGATGTATATAGCTCAATCACATTCACCTGCTTATTACCGCTACTAAAAGTTTGTGGTGCTGCGTGAGACAAAGAGAATAAAGAAAGATAGAACACAATAAGGTGAATGAAGTGCTTCATAGCTGAAATCTCTAGATCATTTATTTACTGATCAGACGGATAACACTTCATATTGTTGCAAATTTTTCGAACTAATCGATTGTTTTCCTAATACGTCTCAGTCAAACTTAAAACTCAAATAGTAACGTTTGCTTATTTGAAATTAGGCATGGCCGCCCATACATTATGGATAACTAATGATGAGGTCATACTATGTACGAACAACCAAATAAGTATATTTTCCCCCACCGGGTAATTATCTATAACTTACTTATCTTCAATCTATTATTGCCAATCATTGCAATCACAACGCAAATGGAACGAACGTTATTACCCATCACCCTAGCCTGTTCTTTAACCGTTATATTCATGATTTGGTTACGTGCTCGCTCACCAGGTGAATCCAAGTTAATTGATGCACACTGGCAAATTGTCTGGAAACGCTGCCGTATCGTGTTAGCTGCTTATTTATTCTCTATATCAATTGAGGGACTCAGCTCGCTACTAACGCTATTCCAAGAAGATCCAAAACTACGTGAAATCATGATGATCGCTTTTTCACGTGTCGCAATTGTGCCGACTTTATTAGTGGTGACCCCGATACTCATCGCTTCAACACTAACGGTAAGAAAAATAAAGAACGGGACGTTTGTTGCTCAGCCAGCTTGATGCTAGTTTTCAAACCTAACTTTGAATAGCACATTCGCTTTCAATATTCGTTACTTGCTAAAAACTATTTTTCGCCTTAATGGCGAGTCAGGGAAATGCATGCCCATTTCCCTAACAACCCTAGGGCACCCCTCGTACTGGCCTGCGGCTTCACTGTGTTGCTCACTTTTTCTGGCGTCTGATTAAAACTCGCTTCGCTCAATGTAGGCGGCCACATGAATTGCGATCTGTCGTCATTTGAATTGCGATCTTTTTAAATTTTACTGGCCATAAGTTTTCTCCTGACATAAAAAAACCCCGTTGCCGGGGTCTTTTTGCCTCAAATTGATACCAACTTAATAGTAACAAGAAGGGTTAGTAGTGCGTTTAGTTTAACGCCTTTTAAACACTATTTAAAGCACGTTCAATGCGTTGTTTTGCTCCCTGATATTCTTCCTTGCCTAGTTCACTACCGATGAAGGTTCTGTCTGTTTTTAGGCAGGCTACTGCGGTGCTACCACCACCTACGAAACAGTCTAGGACTACTTGCCCGGGTAGTGAGCTGGCGTTGATGATGTCGATCATCATTTGCAGTGGTTTTTCACATGGGTGTTTGCCGGGGTAGTACTGTACTGATGGGTATGTCCAGACGTTGGTGTGTGGCACGTGTTTGGTGACGTTGAATACTCGCCTTGCTTGATTGCTGTGGTCGCGTAGCTGTCTGTACTCTTGATAGAGCTGTTTATATGACTTTAACTTGCCTTTGTTGCCTACTAGCTTTTTGATGGTTTTATAGTGCTTTTCTGGTGGCATTGACCATTGGCTTTTGCCGAACCAGTGGCCTGACATTTTAATGCCGCAGGCTTGGTCGATTTGTTTTTGGGTGATTCCGGCATCGATGATGGCTTGATGCAGGTGAGAACGTATCGGTTCGTAAGCAAATGGGGCTTTCTTTTTGCTTTCTGCAAATAGGATATGTTCTGTTTGTGGAAAGTAGCGACGTAGATCTTCTTTGCGGCTTAGGTTCCATCTGCCTGATGGTTTAGCCCAGTATAAGTGGTTCAGCATGGTGAAATGCTTGGTCATGGCATTTTCTACTTTGGTGGCCGTGTGTGGCCCTGCAAATAGGTAGATGGAGCCATTGGGTTTTAATACTCTGGCTAGTTCTGTCATGACTTGTTCTAGCCATTGAAAGAAGTCGGTTTCGGTTGTCCATTGTTTGTCCCAATCGGCGTCGACCACCTTGTAATAAGGTGGGTCGGTGGCGATGAGGTCTATGCTGTTATCGTCTAGCGTTTTTAGTAGCGCTAAACAGTCTGTGTTAACCAGTGTTAGGTTTTTGGTTTGTAGTTGCTCCACGAGTGTTGTCCTTGTCTGGCACTCGTGGTGCTGGGGTTTGAGATTCTTCGATCTTCAGTCTGTTAAGTGTCTTACATCTGGGACACTTGATTTCTATACTTATATATATGGCTTTGGCCAGTAATCGACCACAGCGGCATCTTATTTCGTTCATGTGAGCCTCACGGTGTTTTGTGATAGGCTTGTCCGGCTGTGTACACGGCGGGATAGCCTCGGTTAGCTCACTGAGCGTTCTTCAGTGGGTTGACGGCCAGTTTAAGTTACCCGCGAAAACTGGTCGCTATCTCTTTCTTTTTATGTTTCTGGTGTTTCAATTTCAATCGTTGTTGTGAGTGCGTCTCCTGCGAGTTTGTGGGTAGCTTTTGTAATGATCCATTCTGCGTTGATACCGTCACGAAAGCCGGTTAATACAATCGGTGTTTCTGCCATTAATGTTAAGTCTCCGCCTTTGATGGTGATATCGCCAACGCTTTCACCACGACTGAGTTTTTGGAAGGTGGATCGTGCTTTGCGATAGGCATCTTCATAGTTCTTTTTTGTGCCTCTGATGGTGTGAACAGGTTCGCCATTACCGACTTTAACTGGGGTTCTTTCGGCTGCGTCTGTGTCTTGGTAATAACAGATGCAGCTTTGATATTTGCTGCGGTCTGCTAGGGTGATACGCCAGTCGCTGCATTGGTTTTTTTTCACTTCTACCTGCTTTAGATTTTTACCGTTTGCATTAATCTTTTTGCTTTGCGGGATATAAACCAGATAACCATTGACAGGTTTAGCTGTTGCGTCGTGTTCTTTGGCCAGTCTGGTTAGTAGGTGTAAGTCACTTTCTTCGGTTTGTGAGATATGGGTGACGGGGATATTAGCCAGTGTTGCATCGACATTGGGTTTTAAACCGTGTTCGTGTGCAATCTTGCTTACTAGATCACCCATTGTGATGTCTTGCCATGCGCGTGTTTTCTGTTGTTTTAAGCTTTTACGCATATCTGCGGCTTTTGCATTAATTTGATAGGTTTCTGGTGGGCCGTAGAGTTCAATTTCATCAACGATGTGTTTCCCCATGTAAACGTATTGGATGACGTTATCGTTTGACAGTTTGCCTAGATGAATCTTGAGTTCTGCACCGGTTGGTAATAAAGCGAGTTTGTTATCACGATCATCAAGTTCAATATTGACGCTATCGCTTTGTAAGCCGCGTTCATCGGTCACTGTGATGCTGATTAAGCGGTTGTTTATCTTGGCCGTGATATCTTTGTCGTTTGCGAGTATTTGGAATAAAGGCTGCATTAGTCCCACAGCCTCACGATATCAACGGTTTCTTGCTGGCTTGGCATGTCGGGTAAATCAATGATGATCCCCGCTGGTAAGACTGGGCCAATTTCGGCCAGTGTTGGATTGGCTGCCAGTACGATTTCTTCTACGCCTGTGACTTGGCCGTAGTGGTCTAAGCAGATTGCATCAAGCATGTCGCCGTCGATGGTTCTATAACTGGCCATTAGTCTTCTCCATAGGCAACAAGGCGTAGTCTAAATTCTTGTTTTAGCGGTATGCCTTGACGGGCGTGTCTGGGTTGTTTTTCTTCGATTTCGACGATGCACCATTCATTGTGGATCTTGCCTAAACCATCCACTAACAATAAGGCTTTGCCTTGGCCTGCTATTGTTCGCATGGTGTCGAGTTGGCCGATACCACCTTTATAGTGAGGGTAAATCACGCCTGTTAGGGTGATTTCATCTTTGCCTAGGCCGATATATTGCTGGGCCGGTGCACGGTTGACACGGTCTTGTTGTTGCCAGCGATATTCAGTTACACGGGTGAGTTCTTGATAGGCGGCGGTGTCTACACTAAAGATAAAGTCACCTAGCATCATCATGATATCAGCCATGATCGTATAAACCTCCACGCTTGCTTGCTGCATCACGGCGTTTTAGTTCTCGAATGATGCGATCTGTTAATGCTTGTGCATCTTCGCCCGGTTGCTGGTTGATTGTGATGTGATAGTTGTTATGGTTCACAATGTTGGTTGCAGCTGCTGCTTGTTGTTGTGGCTGGATTTGTAGTGCTGCATTGCCGTGACTTGGGTAGTTGGTTGGCACGGATTGTGGTGCATTATCTGGCTTGCCTTTGTTGATTGGCTGCACAAATTGCACAACGTTGTCTGGCAATACAGGTTGTAAAGGTTGTAGCTGTTGTTGCACTTTTTGGGTGATATCGCCCGGTTGCAGGATATCTACCGCGTTGAGTTGTTGATCAATAACCTGTTGCAGTGCAACTGGGTTAACAATATCAACAGGGTTTAATTGTTGATCAATAACTTGTTGCAATGCACCCGGTTGCGGTATCGCTACCGGATTTAATTGTTGATCAATCTGTTGTCCCAGTGCTGTTGGACTCGCAATATCGACCGGCTTCAGCTGCTGATCAACTACCTGATTAATTGCACCCGGTTGCAGGATATCTACCGCATTGAGCTGCTGATCAATAACTTGTTGTAATGTAACTGGGTTAACAACATCAACAGGGTTTAGCTGTTGATCAATCACTTGTTGCAATGCACCCGGTTGCGGTATCGCAACTGGATTGAGTTGTTGATCAATCTGTTGGCCTAGTGCTGTTGGACTCGCAATATCGACCGGCTTCAGCTGTTGATCAATAACCTGATTTAGTGCACCCGGTTGCGGTATCGCTAATGGGTTTAATTGTTGATTAACAGCTTGGGTAACGGGCTTCGATTTTGCGGTTACACCACGTTCACGGCTTTCACGATAGTCTGATAGCTGAATAACATTGGTGGTTTTGGTCACTGGTTTGACTTGAGTTTTGCTTGTGCTTTCGTCTTCGTCATCACCCCAGCTGAACCAGTCTTTAACTTTGCTGACAATATTGCCAACACCATCAAACTTGGTTTGAATCCAGTCAAAGGCTTTGCCCCAGCCTTTCATTAGTAGGCCAAGTGGGGAGTATTCAAATATGGTTGTCACGAATTTCCATGCATTGCCTGCACTGGCTTGAATGTCAGACCACATGCCACTAAAGAAGCCGCTAACGCTTGACCAGTTTGTTACTACTATGCCTAACGGTGAATAATTGAAAACATTTTTTAAAAACTGTCCTACATGACCACCGCCGGATTTTAAATCTGCCCATAGACCTACAAAAAAGTTACTAATAGGTGTCCAGTAACTATAAATTATGGCTGCCCCAGCAACGACTCCAGCCACAACAAGGCCAATTGGGTTTGCAAGTAACGCTGCATTAAATAACCATTGTGCAGCAGTAACAGCAGCAATACCTACACCATATAACCCGATCCCCGCTGATAGTCCACCTATGATGTAGCCCACGACTGGAAATTTTTCTATCGCCTCTGCCACCCAGCCGACAAGCTGGGCAACTGGTGTTACAACAGCATTAACGGCTGGCAACAATGTACTGGCCAGACTTGCCCCAACCATCGTGATGTTTTGAGTAAATATCGTCCATTGACCAGATGCCGAAGCCAATCGCCTTTCATAACCTTCATCAACGGTACCAGCAGCATTTTCATTAAGTTCTTTGTAATTTTTCTTTAAATCATCAAGACCAGACAATAAAGGCATTAAGCCTTTTTTACCTTCATCACCGAAAGCTTTTTGCAGCAGCATAGATCGTTCATCAATATCATCAATATCCGCTAGCGCTGATTTTAGGGATGTTAATGTGGCCAACATATCTAAAGCGCCATTGTCATCACGCACAATGTCAAAGCCTAAGTCGTCAGCTGCTTTCGGCAGTTGGCGTAAAATGGCATTAAAGCCGGTACCGGCCTGCGAGCCTTTCAACATGCCGTTATTGATTTGACCAATGATCGCGGCGGTTTGCTCTAAGGATAAGTTATTAGATAAAGCGCCTGATAAAGCTTCTTTTAATCCTTCACCTAGTTGACCAAAGTCTTTAATCGAAAATAGATTCTTGGTTTTAGTAAATACGTCACCGATACGGGTGAGCTTTTGCTCGACACTGCCTTCCATCTGCTTGCCCATATTCATGAAGGTATCACCGATAATAAAACCAACTTCTGATGCTGATCCTTTGGTGACTGTAGCCACCTTGGATACAATTTGTGCACCAAACATAGCTGCTTGATCATTTAAACCAGAAGAACGAAGCGAGTAGTCGATCTCCAACATGTCGGTTTCTGTTGCTAATGATTTTTTTGCAAAAGCTTTACTATTAGCAATTGAAGCTTGCAGACGCTGTTGAACATTCTCGCCTGTGATGACATCACCTAGCTGCAATACTTTGTCTTCAACGTCGAAGGCATTACCAAACATTTTACCTGCGGCATAAGCGCCACCCAGCATACCGAGCGCCTTTCCTTTTAAAGCCCCCAGTTTTGATTGCGACTCAAGCAAGCCGTTTGTATGTTTTATCTTGGTTTGAAGGTGATCAGATTCGCGTGATAAACGACGTTGTTCAACGGCCAGACCTTTGATAGATAGCTGATAGTCTTTGGCCGCTTTCTTAGCTTCTTTATACTTTCTCTCAGTTTTTTCAATGTCAGCAGCTAAACGTTCACTACTGCCACCGACTGCATCTTGTTTTTGATGTAATGTTTTTAATTGCTCACGATATTTGAGCACTGCATTAGCTGCATTGAGCTTGTTATTGGTTTCGCTATAGGCTTGACCTAACTTAGCACTCTTTTGTTCTGCTGTGTCAAATGTGCTAAGGTAAGATTTACTTAATGCAGCACCAATCAGTACACTTACAGCGAGTGTTTTAGACATGATGAAATTCCTTACTAAAAACTTTCTTGCTATTTTTACTTATGGCATCGCTTATATTGCAGTGCTTGTAATTGGTGATGCTGAACCAATTCAAGCTTTATTTTCTGCCGTACTTGTTTGGTTGATGCTGCTTATTCCTGTCAGCCTTATTGCCGGTTTTATTGTCAGTATCTTTCATTGCTTAATTAACCTTTTTAAAACCTTGAACAAACACCACCAACGTCCTTGTTAGTGGATTGCTGGTTTTATTTCTCGCTAGGCATGGCGTCCTTTAAACGCTGGTAGTAATCGACAAAGTCTTCTGTGTCCATTGCTAGCAGTTCGCTGTATGTCCAGCCTGTATTGAGAGAAAGCGCCATGATGATGTTCTTGACGCTTTCTTCATCTACTCTAAAAAACCCGTGTAGATACTCTGCAACTGTAGGTAGTCAACCATATCTAACTCTTCCAGCATTGCTGGATCTTGTTCACATAGGTTGGCGAATACAAACAGCTCTTTTTCAGCTTCGCTACCCGGTCTTTTGGCTGCCGTTAAATTGTCACGCACCTTGGGACGACGCATTTCAAGTTGGGTGATTTGTTCACCTTTGAAGCTAATCGGGTGCTTTAACTCAATGACTGTTTTTGCACTTTCATTTGTTGCTGCTTGTGCCATTATTTTGTCTCCGTTTTGGCTGGTGTTTTATCAGCTGCTGGGTTGGCTTTTTTAATGGCTTCTTCTAAGGCTTTGCCTTTCAGTTCGCCTTTTGCCACCAGCTGCTGGGTTAATTTGAATGTCATTGCGCGTGGGTGAGCCGTTAAGACTTCACCCACTTCACCATGACGGCCCGCTTTAATAACTGTGTATTTTTGTTTTGCTTGTGCCATGTGGTTTCCCCTTATGGTGCTAGGTTGGCTTGGCGGGTTGAAAGGCGATCAACACCGTTGACGATTTCGACACCTTCAAGCACATCAATCTTGATTTCTTGCTTGCCGTTGTAGATATATTCATAGAAAGCGAGTGAGGCCACGACCTTCATTTTTTGACCTTCTTTTGGCTTCCAGTCACCTTGGTCGATTTCTTTAAATCGGCCACGCATCACCACTTCAATTGGGATTTCATCACCATCGTTATCATCGGCTTTAACTGAGCCTTTAAAACGAATGCTGACGCCATCTACGGTAGTTAATCCCCATTGCTCAATAATGGCTGGTGTGTATTCATCCAGCGTAAATTCAGCGGTTAAGCCGGGGCCACCCATATCCATTTCTAATTCACGATCCATTGCACCAGCACGATAGCCTTCCATTTCACGCTGCAAGTTAGGCAACTTCAGTTCACTACATCTGCCGCCATAGCCTTGGGAATCAACGATTAAGGCAAAGCCTTTTAATATTTCGGGTAATTTAGTTGCCATGTGTTAACTCCTTATGCCGCTGGCAGTAATTCAACAAGATATTTGTTGGTGATAATTGCATTGAACGTTAGCTGTTCTAATGGTGGCACTGGTGTGAACTCATAATTCAACCAAAGCTGACCAGCGGCTAGCGTTGCTTCTGTGTTTAAGTCTGGGTCGAGATAGGCTTCTGCATTGACGATATAACCGTCTGCTTTCAGCTTCTGGAACTTGGCATTGACGCTACGCAAAATGTCATCAATCAGGGTTTGACTCATTGGTTTATCAATCGCCCAGTTGTGCGCTTCTTGGATGGTTTCAGCCAGAATATCGTTGGTACGTACCGCTGATTCAAAGGCAAACATTGGATCAGCACTACAGGTACGAGATCCCCAAAAACGTTCACCTTCACGTTTGATAATGGTGGTGACTTCGTTTTCATTCAGGTAATTGGCTTTGGATGCTGTGCCACCGACATCAATATCTTGGCTTAAGCCTGAAATACCATTAAATGGTAGGTTTGAGATAGTTTTATGCCAGCCAACATCATTATCAATTTTGGCACGCAAACCTAATGCAAAGGCGGATGCTGGTGTGTCAACATAGTCGTCTGCAACGGTATCCCATACTTTTACTTCTGGGAAGATTTGCATTAAGCGCTCAGCACCAAACAAGTCACGATGGGTTACTGCTGCTTCTGCTGTGCCTGATGGTGCATCGGCATAAGCAAAGCCGCGTAGTTGATCCGCAATGGAGACCAGTTCTGTGGTGACGGCTTGCACATGGGTAAAGCCCGGTGCACCTAAAATACGCGGTTTCACGCCCAGTTTACTTTCAGCGACTAACAAAGCTTTTAAGCCAAGGAATTTACCGTTAACGTCAACACTACCAATAACATTACTTTGCGTTGCGGCATCGTCTACACCTTCGTCAACACGTACCACGACGATAACGGGTGCTATCTGGTCAAAGATGGCATCCATCACTTGTGGCAAGGTGCCATCTGCACCTAATAATGCAGCTTTGGCACGGCTACCCGTAATTAAAACAGGTTCATTTAATGGAAATTCATTGGCATCTGCTAATGGTGCGGTACCGACCACACCAATGATGCCAGTTTTAATGGTTCTAATTGGGCGTACACCACTCGTTAAATTAACGACTTGTACACCATGTAAATAATCAGGCATGGTTGTCTCCTTTGTGTTTTAAAATAAGTTGTGCTTTTTTTCGGGCGACTACGGCCCAAACTGAATTTTGTCCTTCGTCGTCTTCTCGGCTTTTCTCGGTATGGTCTTCATCAAGCGTGTTAAGGACTTTTCTGAGCCAAGCTAGAAACGGGTGATATTTGTAAAACTTGCCGATCACGCTGCTAATGGTTTCGTCAGGATCACCCCCTAAAAAAACCACGTTTAAACCTTGGTCTATCCACAGCAAGATATTGAATAGATATCTGCTAATACCTAGCGTGATTAAAACGGCATATAAATAGAGGTTAAACAGCATTTAATTCCTCCATTTTCAGCGTGTAGGCTGCGAGAAAATCTGTTTTGATATTCATCGCCAACAAGGTAGCTTGATCGGCTTGTTCAATCGCTTCTGCCACGATGCGTTCTGCACCAAAGCTGCCACGTACGTGGGCGGCGATGGCACCTGCAATCGGGGCTAATTCGGTAATGGTGACGACCACCCAGCCACTTTTGCCTTTCCAGTCTGTGTCAGCTATCAGGCCATCTTTTAAGCTGTTATAAGCACTGCTGGTCATAGCTTGACTTTCTCGGCTAGTGTCGAGCTGCATACCATTTGGCAAGGTCACGCCACCTATTTCATGCTGCCAGCGAATAGCTGCTAATTCGGCAGCCATGTGTTCGCGTAGCATGTCTAGTGGCTTTACGTCTACTTGCCAGACTTGTTCTAAGTTGCCTTCAGCATTGCGTTGTGCTGTTTGTTTAGAAAGCGTATGGGTAACGGTGTTGAATTCTGGTGGTTCAACCAATATGACTTGTTCATAGCTTTGGGGTTGTTGGCCACGGTTGCGAATATGGTGCTCATAAACCGGGTATTCGATCACATTGCCGTTATCATCTGTTTTTGCATATTCTGGAACTTGTTTCATCTTCTACCCCTTATCCGAATATGTAGCCAGCACCGGCATCAGCGCCTTTGTCGTCGTCGTATTTGGCGCCAATAATGCCTAGCTTGCCGTCATCACTGATTCCGCTACTGCAACCGAATTGATCGCCTGCTGCACCTAATGTTGGGTAAACTTCGGCAAACTCAGCCCATACGCCCAGTGTTTTCATAAACACTGCAAATGAACCTGTTGATATATTTTTGGTAGTAATGACGACGGTAGCATCGGCATTGATATCAACCGCTTGCGGATGTGAAGAAAAAGTACCATTGATGACGTAGTCTTGATTCCATGAGCCGGTATCACTGTAAATCCATACCTTATTGACTTCTAAACCACCAAAAGCAACCGCTAACCCATTACCTGAAATGGCACAAAATCGGCCTACACGGTCATAATTAACCAAGCCTGATGGAATTAATAAGGCAATTTGGCCCCAGCTGCTGGTAAACTCAAACACATAACAACAGCCTTGATCACTTGTTCGCTCAATACCACCTGTTGCAAAACGCAGTCCGTTATCACTGATTGATACTGATGTACCGATACCATCACCCGCAGCGGTAGTGACTTTGGTTTCAGGCCATGTGCCGCTGCTATCGGTATAAACATAGACCGCACCTGCATTATTACCCAAGCCATCATCACTTTTTGCACCAATCACAACTGTGGTGCCGAGTGAGTCTAGATCTGAACTCCAAGCGTAAAGTGCACCTGAATAACCATCAGTGGCTGTAAACTTTTTGATTTGTGAGTAGGTGCCGCCTGATTCTTCAAATAGATAGGCTGCTTCATTACCATAGGCACCTATAATGACGCGGCTACCGTCATAATTGAGCTTGCCTGAGCAACCAAAATAATGGTTGGTATTGCGATCAGTTGCGGTGAGCTTTTGATGCTGCTGCCATGTACCTGTGACCAGCTTCCAGATATAGGCTGAACCTCGGCCACCATCGTCATACATCGCACAGACTAAAGCTGTTTGGCCGTCGCCACTCATATCAACGGTATAACCCGCATTGTCACTGGCTGCACCATCACTGGCTAATAGCTTGGCGATTTCTGATGTAGGTAGAGGCTCTTTTCTGGTGGTGAAAGTGCGTGTTGCTGACCAGTCAGACACTTTGCCGAGTGAGCCTGTGTAGCGAACACGGGCATAGTAGGTGGTTAAGTAGGCGAGTTCACCTTCTGGTATAGGGATTTCAGTTAAATTAACCGCATCACCTAATGAGTCGAAAACGATATTGCTAAAACCGGCATCATCTGAAATTTGCCACTGCGAACTGGCATGGGTGTCATAGCCTGTCGGGAAGGTGTCAAAGGGATCCGCATAAATGGTTGCAGTTTCGACGACGTCTGTTTGGGCTTCGCTGGGCGATGTAATGGTTGGCGCATCAACACCGGCTGCACCTATTTGAATTAAATAGTCTGTTGCCACGCCATTTCTAGATATCGTGATTGGCCAGTCTTGGTTTTCGGTTGCATTGATATTGACATCAACGGTTAAAGTGTCACCAACTAAAACGCCTGTTGCATCGCTACCTTGTGATTCGATGGCGTAAGTACTGAAGGCATCAAAGTTGGTAATTAAGTAAGTGTTGCCTGACGTACCCGGATAGATGGTTAAAGCACCATCCAAGGTAATGGCATTGGCACCGCCTATTTCGAGCCAGTCAGACCACGTTGTGCCATCGAAGTGACGCACAAAGGTGCGGCCTTGTTGTAGCGTGTCTGATAGGTTCCATGTTTGGTGAATATAGTCTACGTCATCACCACCATTGACCACGGCCAAAACTCCGGCTGTATCTGCGATTGGCGCATTCGCACTGCCTGCGGCCAGTGAATATAAACCACCGAATAAAGCTAGATCTGCATCTGCAACTGCTAAGATTTCACCGATACCAAAAGATCCCACCCTTAAAGCAACAGCTGGATTTGTTTCGGTTTGACTGTTTTGCAAACGCACAATACCGGCTATAAGTGTGCTGGCAGGTGGGTTATTGAAGGTTGGATCAGGAAAAGCTAAATCTGTTGCTGTAACATCAATAAAAGCAATATCAACCGCCATTAATAATGACGATGATGTCGCTTTAATCATTAAAGGATCTGTTTGCGAGTAGACCGCAAATAGCACACCTGTATCAGTGTAAAGGCCGAACTCGTAGAAGGTGTAAGTGTCGGCACTTTCATCACTGATAGTGACATGAATAATGTCGTCTGACACAGCACCACCAGCAATGGTGCCAATTCGCTTGATTTCGTTACCTAATGCCGTTTCAGTCCCATCCGGGGTATAGACAGCATCACCAATTGCCACTTCACTCAATACAAGCGGTGCACTGCCTGTGTTTTGGGCGTTGACTAATGCGGCGCGGCCTACATCGGTAATGGTTAGTTGTAATGATGCCATTATTAACTCGCTAAAAATTGAATACGTCGATAAGTAATTGGATCTGCCGCTGCCACCATGCCGACACCTAAAATGGCATCAATGGCAAAAGACACTGAAAACGGACTGCGAACAGGCTTGGTTCGGGTCACTTCTTCGATGATTTGTTGCTGCACGTCTTCGGTGACGCCACCGGCGGCACCGGCATCAATAGCAATCTGAAAGCTATACGGCACACCGAATGGACTTTGTTGATGCCATTCTTTGAGGGCCGCTACACCACCAAAAGATGCCACCACATCACGCACTGATTTAACGGTGCCTTTTCTGCGTTTGATTTCTACAATGTCACGTAGGCGTTGGCGTTTTAGGTTTTCTGGCCAGTCGCTATCCCATGTTTCAACATTTAGTGACCAAGCAAGCCAAGGTATTAGCGCTGCTGGGCAGGTATCAGGGTTCCATAGGTCACGTATGACAACAGGCAATTTGGTTGCCCGGTCAAATACGGTTTCTAAGTCACGCTCTAACTGGGTGCTGTTTGGTGGCAATAAGCTATCCATTATGGATACCTCCCACGATGACAGTCACACCTGTGCAATAGGCTGATGCAAAATCGGTTAGCGTTAACTGGCTAGCTGGTGAATTGAGGGTGACGTCATACACACCGGCTTGTTTTAGTGCCTTATAAAAACCTGCTTGGGTTGGTGGTGAACCGATTTGCGTTGATTCTTCTGCATAGGCTGTGACAGCATCAATGGCTGCTTGTAATACTAAGGCTTGATCTGGGCCGGGATGCAGTATCAATTCAGCATCTATGCTGTAGTTGGTAATAGCTGCACTGCGAACTCTTACACGGTCTGTTAAAGGTCGAACGCTTTCATCGTCTAGCGCTGCTTCGACGGCATCTAATAAAGCTTGATCTGCTGTGCCATCGCCTTCTGTCGATAAAACGGTCACAGCCACATCACCCGGCATCGGATCTGTTAGGCCAACCGCGTCTAATACTTCTATGGCAATCGCATTGGCACCCAGTTCGGTTTGTTGCTGGGCTGTTAAACCAATCAGTTGGAATGTAGGTGCATCAACACGTACATTTTTCACCAAGGCTGATGCAGATAGCGCATGAAATACATAAGCACCTTGTGGGCCTGCTGTGCTAAAGCCTTCTAATGCTAATTGAGTACGACGACGTAAGCTGGTGTCGTCTTCCATCACCGCTTCAATAGGTGGAATAGCATCTGGATCAGCGGGTGTAATCACTAAACGAGACACACCAAAGCGGGCGGCTTCGTGTTCTAAGTCAGCACCGGTTGCGTAAGCCAACATGGTGGCATAAGCGCTGTTATTAATGACTTGGCGCAATAGCATTTCACGATAAGCCACGATTTCAAGTAGCTTTGTCGTTGGATCCGATTCAAGTTCTACATAACTTAAATTTGTATGATTGGCTGGGACTTTAAAATATTGTTCGCCATTGTCTGCTGTTACTAATTCAGCCTCTAACACGACCGGCTGCAAAGCTTCATTAAACAATAAAGGTTGCAAGCCATTCAGCTGGGTTGTCATGCCTGATAACACGGCTTCATAGTCTAAGACTTGAATGACTTCTGGCTTGGGTAGGCTAGGTATATCAACTGTAGTGGTCATAGTTGCACCTCTAGATCAATCACTTCATCATTGACCTTGCCTGTAACAACCAAAAGCATCTGACCGACTTCATCAGTCAAATAAGCTTGTACACGTTGTACGGTGATGCGGGGTTCCCACTTTCTAAGTGCTAGCGCTGTGGCTGCATAGACTTCGATTATGTTGCCGTCATTGATTGGATGATCGATTAAGTCGGGTAGTTTTGAGCCATAGTCACGACGACGCACACGCGAGCCAATTGGCGTGGTTAATATGTCTTTAATCGACTGTTGCAGGTGTGCTAAACCTGTCATGTTTTCGCCTGTTTCATTATTGATACCTTGCTGCATATCAATCACCCACAAATACGTTGTTAGAACCATTAGCTGCATGACCACAGCTCGCCTGATCACCAGCCCTACAAACTGGAATACCTTCAGCAAACACCGTGCTTGATGCTTGTGCCATGACAGGTGAGGCATGGGGTTGATCGCCGTGTCCGGCTACGGCTGCACCTAAACAAGCGATGGGCTTACCATTTACAAACACACTTGGCGCTTTAACACCTACGATTGTGCCGCCTGCACTGTCTTGATTTACTCTGCTTGCACCTTTCATTAGTTAAAGTGAACCTGTGTTCCGATAAGATGGACGTTTCCGTCTGCTGTTAGTCGTAGCTTGCCTGCTGCGTGGATCTCCATTTCGCCATTGCTGGCGTTATGTTTGATAAAGCTGCCGTTGTCGAATTGAATCAGGTCGATATCTTCATCAACACTTGGGCTTTGTAGTGCATCGCTATACAACATGGTTGCAATTTGGGCTTGTTCTAAATCGCCTGAAGGACTGACAATCGTGACTTGTGTGCCAAGCCTTAAAGGTCGCCAGCGTTTGTAGTTGTTGCCAATTTCTGCTGGCCAATCTAGCCAGCCTGTTTCGACATCACCACTTTTGACTTTGACTTTCTTGCTTGCAAAGTTAAGTTGATCAATAACGCCAATACGTACCATGTTGGCCAGTTGACGTTGCATTTCAGCAATTTCATAAGCTTGATCACTCATTGCTGGTCACCTGCTGATAGTCGTCTTTGTGTGGTAGGCCGATTTGCGGTTCCCAGCTGAAGCGTAGGTCGATTGGCATAATGTCGCCTTCTACCCACATGGATTCACCGACGATGATGTCTTGACGCCATGTTAATACCATCACTTGCACACCTTTTTCGGTAAATCCCACATTGGTGGCATTAGTGCAACGAGTCATTTCACCCGCTTTGGCACCGTCGATACCAAAGTTGGTTGTATCAACTAAATTGGCCAGACTGACTGCCAAGCTCAGAATATTGGCTGTCACCTTGTCACGGCTTGCGCCTTGCGCGACTAAAAACGCATTAAATACGGCGGTATAAGCGATAGTGCCATCACCGGGTTGGTTGTTAGCAAGTTGAAAACCTGCACAAGACACCAAGATAGCGGGGCCAAGAATTTTTTCTTTTTGCAATGACTTAACTGTCAATTCGCCTTCATAGGGTTTGCAGGTTCGCAAACTATCAATGCTGGAATCTATCTTGTCGGTAATTTTGGTGAGCCAATCCATTAGATTAAGCCACCATTGCCACGACCAAACACACTGCCACCGACTTGCATTTCTACTTGGTTATTGCTGGGTGTTTTGTCGCCTTCTTCTGTGAGGCCGATACTCATTTTGCCGTCACGGATTTGTTCTAATATTTTGATGGCGTCTTTGTGGCGGTTTTGTACTTGTTCTGGTGCTAAATCATCATAAAGCTGATAGCGAACTAAATCACATGCAAGGCGGTTAACCACCATTGGTACGGGATTTAAAGCCGCTTTAAAGCGTCCGCCAAGATATGAATCAATTAAGGCATCTGTATCTGCAATGGCACGGTCTACGACGTCGTCATCAATTTCACCTAAATATTGCTTGTCGGTTAAATCAATAATTTCTTCTTCGCCAAAGCGGGTGATTAAGTCTTGTTGTGTGCAATACATGATTAATGCCCTGAGTCGTTTACTGAGATTCGGATGCGTTGGTGTAATGGCCCGTCACTTGCGGTGCTGATTTGATTAACAATTTCGTAGTCATCACCTTCTACACCGCCGCCTAGCTTGATACCTACCTTGTTACCACTGAGCATTTCACTGTCTTTGGTTAGTGGTGCTGGCACTTGCCATGTGCTGCTTGCAATGGCTTCGCCTTGCAGTTCATCACTTGACCATGTGAACCAGTACCATTTGCTAGATGCAGGGTGTTTGGGTGGTAACTTGCGAATCATGCATTAAGCCGCCGTTTCACCTGTGACACGTAAGGTAAAGCTGTCGTTATTGGCTGCTGCTGCGGCTGCTACGATGTCACGACGAATCCAGATAGCTTTAGTTTGACCGGGGCCTAAATCACCAATGGCTAAGGCTGCACCGGCACCATTAGCTTGTGAGAAGGTGACACCTGCTGGGGCTGAACTTTCATCTGCGACGGTTTGCTCGGTGCCATCAATGGCACTGGTACCTAAACCGATTAATTCGTCGGAATCTGCATTTGATGTTTCTGATTGCACATAAACGGCTGCATTTTGCAGGGTTAAGGTGCCGTGGGTGTTTTTAACGTAGATGCAGCGGTATTCTGCATCACCGGCTGCTGCTTCATCACCTGAAACCACATCAAATAGATTATGCAACGTAGCTGTGACCACTTCTGTGGTTGACACAGCACCACCAAGTGATGCATCAGGGTCGCTATTGGCTGCACCACCTGAAAGATAAAATTTAATGTCTGCTGCTGTTATTGGCATAACTGTCTCCTAAATAGCGTATAGGCGCTGTTCGGTTGGTAGATTGATTTGTCTATGTTCTTGTTTGATGGCTTGCTGGCGTTGCTCTGGCTTAATCAGGCTGGCGCGGCGCTCTACATCAAGGCTGTGTTGGCGTTGCTCTGGTTCAATTGCAATAAAGCTAATGTTTGAAATAGCAACGCCGTCTAACGACCAGTTAAAGGTGATCGCACTTTCGGTAATGCCGATAGCATCCCAGCGTAGTTGGGCATCTTTGTTGACGCTGTTTACAATATCGCTTTGCAGGTTTAAGTCTGCTATCACGCTGTTGGCAATGTCGAAACGGATATCGGTATTTGCATGAATATGTTGCAGGCTAGACCAGCGCGCATCGAGTGTGGCGACGATGGCTTGACGTAAGTCCCACGCGACATCTAAATCCGCATTGACGGTTTGTAGGGCGCTGTTGATATCCCATTGCAGACCGACATCTTGGTTAATTTGTTGCTTGATTTGCCAGCCTGCTGTTAGGTCTGCATTGAGCTGTTGCACTAGGTCATAAGCTAGACCGATATCACTGGTAACGTTATTGGCTAGACTCCATAGCAATTGCGTATCTGATAGCACTTTGTTGTTGATATCAAAACGGGTATCTAGCGTGGCTTGAATGGTTTGTATTAAATCCCAATGCACGGCTAAATCACTGCTAACGGTGCTAAGGGTTGAACTGATATTCCAGCTGGCGTCTAAATCGGCATCAATATGTTGGTTGATTGCATAATCTACTTGGGTGTCGGCTTGTACTGTTTCGAGTAGATGCCATGCCAAGGTCATATCGCCGGTGGCTTGCTGTAATACGTTGTAGGCAAGTTGGGCGTCTTGCTGGATTAGCTGACGTATATCCCATTGGCCTGTCATGTCTTTGGTAAGCGTGTTGAGCAATGACCAAGCGACATCGATGTCAGTGGTAATCGCATTTAAAATAGACCATTGACTGCTTAGGTCGTTGTGAATGCTATTTAACAAGGCCCAGCGCATGGTTAAATCTGATCCAAGTCGCTGCATCACATCAAAGGCTAGACTCACATCGCCGGTGACGTTATTGGTGAGACTCCATAGCATTTGTGCATCTGACAATACGCGATTGCTGATATTAAAGCGGGTGTCGAGTGTGGCTTCGATTGCTTGCAGTAAGTCCCAGTGAACAGCTAAGTCGCTATTTACCGTGTTGAGTGTTGCGCCAATATCAAAACGGGCTTCGATATCACCATCAACATTTTGTTGAATATTAAATGTTGCTTGGGTATCGGCTTGCACTGTTTCAACTAAGTGCCATGCCAGTGTGGTGTCGCCAGTGACTTGTTGCAAGATAACGTAGGCAATTTGGGTGTCTTGTTCGATTAACTCGCGTAGATCCCAGTTTGCGGTTAAGTCGCTTGATATATTGCTGTATTGACTCCAGTGGACACTGATATCTTTGGTTAAGGCATTGAGCATTGACCAAGCGACATCAATATCGCTGGTAACACTATTCAAAATAGC